GATCTGTCTCAAGTGCGGCGCCGATGGGGCGACGAAGAACGGGAACAACCGCGCGTACTGCGCGACCGGCGACCACTCGTTCAAGCTGCCGCCGCCATCGCTCAACCAGCCGGAAAACCTGCCCGAAGGCGTGAAGCTACGCGGCACGTCCACGCTGACCGACACGCGCACGGGCGAGACCGTGCTGCAGTGGGTGAAGACGACGGCGGATGAGGCGGCGCGCGAAGCGGCGCTCCTGGCCGGCATCAAAGCCATGGGCGAAAAGCTGCCGCGCGAGAAGCCGCGGACCGCGCCCAAGCGCTGCCGGGCCGACCTGCTGAACCAGTACACGATCACCGACTACCACCTGGGCATGCTGGCTTGGGGCGAGGAGACCGGCGCGGACTGGGATATGGCCATCGCCGAGCAGATGCTGGTGGACTGGTTCGCCGCGGCCATCGCGCAGAGCCCGGACGCTGCCGTGGGTGTGTTCGCGCAGATCGGCGACTTCCTGCACTGGGATGGCATGGATGCGGTGACGCCGGCGCACAAGCACCTGCTGGATGCGGACACGCGCTTCCAGAAGCTGGTTCGCGTGTCGATCCGGGCCGTTCGGCGCGTGGTGGGCATGCTGCTGGACAAGCACGAGCGCGTGCACCTGATCATGGCCGAGGGCAACCACGACCCGGCCTCGAGCATCTGGTTGCGCGAGTGGCTGGCGGCCATCTACGAGAACGAGCCGCGCGTGACGGTCGACGTCTCGCCGGATCCGTACTACTGCGTGGAGCACGGCGAAACGGCCCTGTTCTACCACCACGGGCACAAACGCAAGCCGGGCGACATCGACACGGTATTCGCGGCCAAGTTCCGCGAGGTGTTCGGACGCACGAAGTACGCCTACGCACACATGGGGCACCTGCACCATGTCGACGTGAAGGAAACCAACCTGATGATCGTGGAGCAGCACCGCACGCTGGCCGCGCCGGACGCCTACGCGGCGCGCGGCGGCTGGATGAGCGGACGCGAGGCCCAGGTCATCACGTACAGCAAGCAGTGGGGCGAGGTCGGGCGCGTGCGCGTGTCCAACCGGATGCTGGAGGCGGCGTGATGCGAGTCCTGGCGATCGCGGCATTGCTGGCGGCGCTGCAGCCGCTGAATCCACCGCCTCTCGGACCTGAGCGGCCGCGCCACGCGTTGCATGCGGTGCACGGCAAGCGGGTACGCAAGAGCCAGCGGGCGCGGTGGCGGCAATGAGCAACGAGACCGACGAGGCCACGGTCGAGACGTACTCGATCGGCGACGGCGAGGTCATATTCGCCGACGCGGCGGCGTTCTTTGCCGCTACCGACTCGCATGCCGCGCAACTGCGCGACGGCGCCCTGTTCGTCCTTCGGCGCGACTCCCTCAAGTGGGAGAACGTCGAATCCATCCACCAACGCAAGCCGGCCTCGGTGGCCGCCATCAGGGGCCAGAAATGATCGATCGCGGTTCAATTGCTGCCGAGTGTGTCGGCGCGGTCGCGCGGATAGTTCCGACTGGCGTCATTGCCGTGGCGACAGCTGTCCGAGCGATCGATCCGCAGTGGGTCATCGCGGTGCCGGCGGCGACGCTTGCGGTTCTGCAGATTGCACACCTCGCATGGAAGTGGCGCCGGGACGCGCGCAGCAAGTGACCTCCTTCGACACCGCCTTCGCCGACCTGATCGGCAACGAGGGCGGCTATAGCAACAATCCGAAAGACCCGGGCGGCGAAACCATGTTCGGCGTGACTGCACGCGTGGCCCGCGCCCACGGCTACACCGGCGCTATGCGCGACCTACCGCTGAGCTTCGCGCGCGCGATTGCAAAGGCCGCGTACTGGGATCCCTACCGCTGCGACGAGATGCCGGCGCAGGTTGCGTTCCAGGTACTCGACGCCGCCTACAACGGCGGGCACCCGGCGCAATGGCTGCAACAAGCGGCCGGCGTCACGGCGGATGGCGTCATCGGGCCCAAGACGATCGCCGCGGTCAACGCGGCTGAACCCGCGGCGCTGTGCGCGCGCTTCGTCGCGTATCGGCTGCAGTACCTGACCGACCTTCCCACCTGGCCGACCTTCGGGCGCGGTTGGGCACGCCGCATGGCGGCAAACCTGCTGAGGGCAGTGCAATGAGCCTGACCGGAATCGGCGAAGCCGCGGGCGCCATCAAGGGCATCGTGGACAAGTTCTTCCCCGACAAGAGCGAGGAAGCCAAGAACGCACTCTCCCTGCAGATTGCCGTGATGCAGCAGGACACGGCCATGGCGCAGATGCAGGCGGACGTGAACAAGGCCGAGGCGAGCAACCCGAGCCTGTTCGTCGCTGGCTGGCGTCCTTTCGTGGGCTGGGTGTGTGGCGCAGGCTTCGGCGTGACGATCCTTGGGCCGCTGCTGTCGTGGATCGCGGCACTTGCGGGTCATCCGGTTTCGTTCCCGGCGCTCGACACCGAGTCGCTCATGACCCTGCTGCTCGGCATGTTGGGCCTGGGCGGCATGCGCACGGCCGAGAAGCTGAAGGGGGTGAGCAATGGGCACTGACCGTGACGGCATCATCGACAACGAGACCCAAGGGGGCTAGCTATGGGATCGCAACTCAAAGAGGACTGCCCGTTCTGCGCCGATAACGCGCGCAAGCGGCGTGAGCAGATGGATGCGATGAATGCCGGCGGGCTGCCGGAAAAAGGCACTTCCGACTTCGTCGATCGCGATGGCAGCGACAGCAAGGGCGGCTAGCAATGGAGCGCGCCCTCCTGTTCCTCTCCGGCCTGTGCTGGGTGGGCCTCGTCCTGGTGCTGATCATGTGGGACGGCAAGCCGCGCAAAGAGCCGATTAAACCGACCGTGCCGGCAAACATCGACCTCTAAGACATGCCTTCGAAAGACACCACCAAGCACAAGAACGCCGCCACCTGGGGCAAGGGCAAGTCCGGCAATCCGGGCGGGCGCTCGCCGCGCGTGGGGCCCAATGGGGAGACCGTGGCGGAGCTCGCGCGCGCGCATACGGCGACGGCGATCGACGCCCTGGTGCGTGTGGTCACGAACGACGAGCACCCGCAGCAGGTGGCAGCCGCCAACGCGCTCCTCGACCGCGGCTGGGGCAAACCCAAGGAGTCGATCGACCTCGACGCCAACGTGGCCGCGACGGGCATCCCCGTGATCCAGATCGTGCGCGCCGCTGCGGACGATGGCACGCATTGAGCTGACCGACCCGCAATTCGAGTTCGTTACCGCCGAGGACCAGTTCCCCGCGATGGTCGCGGGCTTCGGTTCGGGCAAAACGCACGCGGCCATCGTGCGCACGCTGCGTCTGAAGCTGCAGTACCCGCGGCAGAACGTGGCGTACTACCTGCCGACCTACGACCTGGTGCGGCGCATCGCCTTCCCGCGATTCGGCGAGGCGTTGGAATCGATGGGCGTGCCGTTCAAGACGAACAAGGCCGACGCGGTGATCGCCATTCCGGATGCCGGTGAGATCATCTTCCGGACGATGGACACGCCCGAGCGGATCATCGGTTACGAGGTGGCCGATTCGATCGCCGACGAGCTGGACACGCTGAAGGAGGAACAGGCGCGGGACGTCTGGACCAAGATCATCAGCCGCAACCGCCAGAAGAAGCCGGACGGAAGCCTGAACACGGTCGGTGTAGCGACCACGCCTGAGGGCTTCCGGTTCGTGTACGACCGGTGGCAGCGCAACCCTGCGCCAGGCTACCGGATCATCAAGGCCTCGACGCTCAGCAACGCGCGCAACCTGCCGGCCGGCTACATCGACAGCCTGCGCGCGAGCTATCCGTCGAACCTGCTGGCGGCGTACCTGGACGGCGAGTTCGTCAACCTTGTCGCCGGCAGCGTGTACCCGGAGTTCGACCGCAGGCTCAACGCCAGCGCCGAGACCATCCAGCCGGCCGAGGCCTTGCACGTCGGTATGGACTTCAACGTCGGGCGCATGAGCGCCGCGGTGCACGTCCTGCGCGGCGACGATCCGCACGCCGTGCTCGAGTACACCAAGGTGCTCGACACGCCGGCCATGGCTGTGCTCTTGAAAGCGCGGCACCCAGGCCATCCGATCATCGTCTACCCGGATGCGAGCGGCCAGGCGCGCAAGTCGAATAACGCCAGCGAGTCGGATCACGCGATCTTGCGCGCAGCTGGGTTCAGCGTGCGTGTCAACCCGACCAACCCGCGCGTGAAAGACCGCGTGTTGTCGGTGAACGCGATGGTTCACAAAGACGGCGCTCGGCGTTACCGCGTCAACCCGGAGACCTGCCCCGAGCTGGTCGAGAGTCTGGAAAAGCAGGCGTACGACAAGCACGGCGAGCCGGACAAGGCCGGCGGACTGGATCACATCATCGACGCCGCCGGCTACTTCCTCGTCTACCGCTATCCGATCCAGCACCGCCTGGCGCTGGTGCAACCTCTGAGGCTCTGAGCATGCCCCTTGCTGTCAACGAACCGAACGACGAGATCAAGGAGCTGCGCAAGCAGTGGCTTGTGCTCGAGGCGCTCAGTGCTGGTACCCCGGCTATGCGCCAGGGTGGCGAGGCGTTCTTGCCGCAGTGGCCCGCCGAGGACATCGCGGCCTATCGCGCGCGCCTCAATACCGCCACGCTGTTTCCGGCCTACCGTCGCACCGTGGGCGTTATGAGCGGCAAGCCGTTCGCCAAGCCGCTGGGCCTGATCGACGCGCCGGCAAGCATCGAAACTTGGGCCGAAGACATCGACCTGCAGGGCGTCAGCCTGCATGTGTTCGCCCAGGAGATGTTCTCCGAGAGCTTCTATGGCTTGGCTGGCATCCTCGCCAGCTACCCGAAGGCCGGGCAGCAGTTCCGCAGCAAAGCTGAGCAGGAGGCCAGCGGGCAGCGGCCGTACCTGGTGCGGGTGCTGCACAACCAGATCCTAGGCTGGAAGTCGGAGCTGGTAAACGGCCGCATGCGCCTCACGCAGCTGCGCCTGATGGAGTCGATCGACGAGGACGACGGCCCGTTCGGCGTCAAGTGCGTGCAGCAGGTGCGCGTGCTGGAGCCGGGCACGTGGCAGGTGTGGCGGGAGATCGAAAAGGACAAGTGGGCGTTGAAGGAGGAGGGCGCGACAACGCTCGACGAGATCCCGTTCGTGCCGCTGTATGGGCTGCGTAAGGGCTTCATGTGCGGACAGGCGCCGTTGCTCGACCTGGCCTACCTCAACGTCAAGCATTGGCAGAGCCAGAGCGATCAGGACACCATCCTGCACGTGGCGCGGGTGCCTATCCTGGCCATGATCGGTGCGGACGACCAGACTGGGCTATCGGTCGGCGCGATGTCGGCCGTCAAGCTGCCGATAGGCGCTGACCTGAAGTTCATCGAGCATTCTGGCGCTGCGATCAAGGCCGGCGATGATGCCTTGGCGGCGCTCGAGCAGCAGATGATCCAGACCGGCGCCGAGTTGCTTGTTAAACAGCCCGGGGCCAAGCGCACCGCGACCGAGTCGCAGACGGATGCCGAAGCTAACAAGTCCGACCTGCAGCGCATGGCGGAGAACTTCGAGGATGCGCTCGACCAGGCGCTGTACTACATGGCGAAGTTCGCCAGCCTTGGCGATACCGGCGGCAAGGTCAAGCTGTACGCCGACTACGGCACCGCAACGCTGTCCGAGGCCAGCGCCGCTCTCATCAAGGATCTGCACCTGTCGGGACTCCTGTCGAGGGCAACGGCGATCACCGAGCTGCAGCGCCGCGGCCTGCTGTCCGATGACATCGACCCCGAGGAAGAGATCGCCGCGGTGGACGCCGAGGGGCCGCCGCCTGGCGCGATCACCAGCCCTGCCACGCTGGGCGGCGGTGCCGACGTGAGCACGAACGACAATGCCGGCGGTTGAGAAGAAGGACAGCGCGGCCGCGCTCCTGGTGCGCCGCGGGTCGACCGCGAACGAGGCGTTGCAGGAGGTCGCCATCGATCACGCCCACGACCTGCACCGCTTCAGCGTGGGTGTCGTGCAGCGCATGATCGCGGTGCTCAACCGTACCGACGCCAGCCTGACGGCCAAGCTGGCCGAGGCCATGATGCAGATGGAGCGCGACAGCTTCACGGTAGCGCGGCTGGAGTCGATGCTGGCAAGTGTGCGCGCACTCAACGCCCAGGCCTATGCGGCCGTTCTTCAGGCGCTGCAGCCTGAAATCCAGGGGCTGGCGCGGGTCGAGTCGGCAGCCCAAGGCGCGGCG